AAAGAACAAGCTCGTGCTATTCTACCTGAAGGTCTTATTATGTCTCGTATGTATATGAAAGGTTCTCTTCGTTCTTGGATTCACTATATTATTATCAGGTCTGGAAAAGAAACTCAGAAAGAACATAGAGAAATTGCTATACAAGCAAAAGAAGAAATTATTAATCTATTTCCATCTTTAAATGAGTTTTTTGATGCTTCTTTAGATTATTAATTCCTAAAATTTTTCCACAAACAGAACATTTTTCTTTAGCATATGATTTTCCAAGTTTAGATTTAGATATGTTCTGTTTGCGTTCTTCTGTATACGGTATTTGTTTAATTCCTTTATGTTTAGCAAAATTTGTAGCAGTTATTTCTGCCGCTTTTTCTTCTCCATATAATTCAACAAGAGATTTACCCTTACGTTTAGATGAGTTTTTGCCTAAAGTTTCTTTTCTAAGTTTGATTAGTTCTTCGGCTTTTTATTTTCCATATCGTTGTTCGTATGTTAAACCTTTACCACGATTAAGTTTGGAGTAATCGATATATTCTGAAGTATTGCCACCATCACCAGTTTCAGGTCTAAGATTTGCCCACTTGTCTGAGTTAACAATGTTATATTTTTCGGATATAATGACTGAGTCTAATCTAAGATTATCGATGGTTTCATATGTTCCAATGATCTCTGTTGTTACATCGTTACCATGTTTCTTGATATGATTTATCCATCTTTTACCCGAACCTTTATAAGTGAATGGATCTTGAACGGTTTTACCAAGATACTTGAGTCCAGTTTTATTGTGTGTTTTGATATAAAGATAGATCATAGAAAGGTCTCCAAAATGTTATATAAATATTTATATAAATCAAACTTTCATTACTGTCAGGTTCGTACTAATATTAGTACTCAGAAGGAACATCGTGAACTTGCTCTTGATGCTTGGTATCAGATTACAGAACATTTTCCATCATTGAAGGATGCACTTGAAATTGGAGAAAAGTAATGCCATTTTTTATGAAAAAGCCAATTGCAATCGAAGCTAGACAAATTACAATAGAAAATGTAGAAGAAATCGTTAAATGGTCTAATGCTTTAGTATCTCAAAGACCAGATGGCACACCTTCTGGCATGATGATATGGACTCTTGAAGGTAATATGACTGGTAAGATTGAAGATTATCTTATTAAGGGTGTTAGAGGTGAATTTTATTTCTGTGATAGAGATATTTTTCATGAAACTTATAGTGAAGTAATAGTAACGGAACGATAATATGAATGATCAGCTTTTAACTGCCATAGATTATAACGAAACTTCTGGTTATAATATGATGATAGTATGGGATTTAGGACGTAGGTGTAACTATGATTGCACTTATTGTACATTATACATGCATAACTCATGGTCTCCACATTCTGAGATGGATGAGCTTAAAGCTACCATGAAGCATATAGATGAATATTATTCAGTATATAAATCTTTTCATAATATGAAGATGGATTGTACTATTAGTTTTACCGGTGGTGAACCTACTGTAAATCCAAATTTCTTTAAGTTTGTACAATGGGTTAGAGAATCTTATCCTAAAAAGTATCGTCTTAGTATGACTACAAATGCTACCTGGCCAATGGATACTAGTGAAAAGATCCTTAAGCTTTTTAATATGATTACTGTTAGTTATCATACAGAGGCACATTCAAGTCTTAAACAAAAAGTTGTTAAGAATATTTTAAATCTTCAGGACATTGGTCAACGCTTTAAAGTTAACGTTATGATGCATGCAAATGATCAATACTTTAATGAATGTGTTGATCTTATGGAAAATGTTCTTACACCTCGTAAGATAAGTTTTATTCCGAGAATTATTGGTGAAAGATTAGAAGAACAACGGAAAGATGAAAAAGATCAGAAAAAACAAAAAGTAATTACAAGAAATAAAGTTCATGCATATACGCGTGAACAAGCAGCATATATTACTATGTATTGGAATAAGAAAAATCTTGAATTAACTGATCATGCCTTTGTGAATATTAAGACACCAAATCTTAGTGTAGAGGATTCTGTTCAAGGATTTTTTGATAGAATCTCTGCATCTAAAGAAATTGCAGTAGAATCTGTAGAAGAATTTCTTTCCAAAGAAACGCCTGTTGCACAAAAAGAAATTAAAGATATTGAACAAAGGCAGATGAAAGCAATAGTTAATAGAGCTGATAAAGTTCCATCACTATTAATTAGTCAGAGTGAACATCCAGTAGAAAAGAAAACATATACTCTTATCGATAATGTTAATAAGCCAGCTAAAGCTAGTATTGAAACTGCTAATATAGATTTTAGTAAGAAACTAGAAATTATTAGAGAGTCACGTAAAAATAAACAGGATCCTTTAAATATTGTTAAACCATTTGAAACTCTTAAGAAGTCTGAATTTGAACAAGATAAAATAGTTGGTCGTTCAATCGGTAGAATGTGTTGTGGTGGAAGAGATCTGTCATGTCAAACAGTTGATTCAGAGAAAGATGAATGGGAAGAGATTAAATTTGCTACCAATACTAATTTTAAAGGTTGGAAGTGCATGATTAATTGGTTTTTCTTACACATTGAACAAGAGAAAGATCTTGTATTCCACCATCAGACATGTAGAACAAGTCTTAATAGCCTTGAAGAACCTATTGGTAAAGTTAGTGAGTTTCCTAAAATCATATCTAAACTTAAGGACTACCTATATGGAAATATGGAAATTCCATTTATAACATGTCCACATGATATATGCGGTTGTGGAATGTGTGTACCTAAAGCTAAAGATGAAGAAACTGCAAAAAAGCTTTTCCGTAAATATATTAAACCTGCAGTTGAACCTATTATGGAACCAATTTTAATTGGTGATGACTATCTTCAAAAACACATGAAAGAGATGAGAGATTACAAATGAAACTAACATTACCTATGTGTACATCGTAACTAATATATAGTAATATAAAAAGAAAAAAGGTATTGAATGATGTCGCAAATATTTGTAACTAAACATAATGGTAATAAAGAAGTTCTGGATCTTAATAAGTTTCACAAAGTAGTAGAGTGGGCCTGTGAAGGTTTAAGCAATGTTTCTGAGAGTGAAATTGAATTAAAATCACATATCCAATTTTATAATGGTATTAAGACTAGTGATATTCAAGAAACTCTGATTAAGGCAGCTGCTGATCTTATTGGAGAGGATAATCCTGGTTATCAATATGTTGCAGGTCGACTTATTAACTATCATCTAAGAAAGCAAGTATATGGCGATTATAATATTCCTCATCTGCGCGATCATCTTCGTTTGGTTATTGAGCAGGGATTTTACGATAAAGATATTGAAAGCTGGTATTCTTCTGATGATCTTGATATTCTTAATGGATATATTGATCACAAACGGGATTTTAATATTGTTTATGTTGGCATGGAACAATTTCGGGGTAAATATTTAATCAAGAATCGTTCTACTGGTCACATTTATGAGACACCTCAGATGGCTTATATGCTTATAGCCATGGTTTTATTTAGAAATTATCCTAAGGAAACACGATTTAAATGGGTAAAGGATTTATATGATGCGACAAGCTTATTTGAGATTTCGTTACCGACTCCTATTATGGCGGGTCTGCGCAGTCCTCAGAAGCAATTTAGTTCGTGTGTACTTATCGAAACTGATGACTCGTTGGACTCAATCAATGCTACTTCTTCTGCTATCGTTAAGTATGTGTCTCAAAAAGCAGGTATCGGTATTGGTGCTGGTAGTATTCGTGCTATCAACTCTCCCATTCGTAATGGTGACACTTCTCACACTGGTGTTATCCCCTTCTACAAGCACTTTCAATCGGCGGTTAAAAGTTGCAGTCAAGGAGGTGTTCGCGGTGGTGCGGCAACTCTCTATTATCCGCTTTGGCATTTGGAAGTAGAAGACCTTCTTGTTCTGAAGAATAATAAAGGCACTGAAGACAATCGTATTCGCCATCTTGATTATGGTGTTCAATTTAATAAGGTGATGTATGAACGACTTCTTTGTGGTGGTAATATTACTCTTTTTAGTCCTAATGATGTACCTGGCCTGTATGACAGCTTTTTTGTGGATACAGATCGTTTTAGAGATCTCTATGAAAAAGCTGAAAATAACCTAAAAATCAGAAAGAAAATAATTCCAGCAATTGAATTGTTCTCTGCATTTATGCAAGAGCGTAAAGATACAGGACGTATTTATTTAATGAATGTTGATCATGCTAATGATCATAGCTCTTTTGTCAAAGAAGATGCTCCAATTCGCCAGTCAAACCTCTGCTGCGAAATTACCTTGCCAACTAAACCACTAAAAGATATTAATGATGGCGCACCAGTTAAGAAAAATATCAAAATGACCAAAGAAAATTATCAAAAATATTTGATTTGGCGTAAAAATAATCCAAATACGCCGCTCCCCAATTCATAGCGGATATAAATAGTTGTGAAGAAGGAGACACAACTATGATTACACTTTACGTTAAAACACATAGAATTACAGGATTAAAATACCTTGGTAAAACAGAAAGAGACCCATATATCTATTCTGGTTCTGGTATTAGATGGAAACGAGAATTAAAAAAGTATGGTAATAATGTTGTAACTGAGGTATTATTTCAATCTGAAAACCTTGAAGATATAAGAGAAAAAGAATTGTATTATTCTGATCTATGGAATATAGTTGAATCAAACGAATGGGCTAATTTCATAGAAGAAAATGGTTCTGGCGGTGATACTTCTGCTTTTAGAGATTATGAAGCAATGAGTAAAAAAACAAAAGGTATACCTAAAGGACCACAAACAGAACAACACATATTAAATAATTCTTTATCACATATAGGAAATATTCCTTGGAATAAAGGATTAAAAACTGGACCTGTTAGCGAAGAAACTAAAAAGAAACATACATTAGCTAGAACAGGTCAAAAACGTGGGAAATACATATTACACAAAGAACCACATGGAACAAAACATTTACAAGGAAAAAAAGCTAGTTGCTTGTGCTGTCATAGAGAATTTGATCTGGGTAATTTAGCTAAACATTTAAGGAAAAAAGAAAATGAATCTACCATTTAACTTTGAAGTTGTAACAGAGATTGGAAATGACGATGATGAATATGTTTATGTTCTTGGTGAAGAGTTTGAAAGTAAATCAAAAGCAGAGATTAGTCTCTGTACCCTCAGTGCGATAAACTGGGGAAAAATACGTGATCCTGCTGATTTTGAACGTCCTTGCACTCTTGCTGTGCGTGCTCTTGATGAACTTCTTGACTACCAGGAATATCCAGTTCTTGCAGCAAGAAATTCTACAATGGCTCGTCGCCCTCTTGGGGTTGGCATTATTAATCTCGCTTATTGGCTCGCTCGTAATGATCTTAGTTACCAGCATATTGACAATGATGGGTTAAATAAACTCCATTCTTTCGTTGAAGGTTGGTCATATTATTTGATTAAAGCATCCATTGATCTTGCCAAAGAGAAAGGTGCCTGTCCTAAGTCTAAGGAAACAAAATATGGTCAAGGTATTTTTCCTATTGATACTTATAAAAGAGATGTTGATGAATTGGCTACCCCGCAATACCGTTTTCCGTGGTCAAAATTGGCTGATGCAGCAAAACAATATGGAATCAGAAACAGTACGCTTATGGCGCTTATGCCATCAGAAACATCAGCGCAGATAAGCAATGCTACCAATGGCATTGAACCACCAAGAGCTTTGGTCTCGGTCAAACAGTCGAAAGATGGTGTTCTCAGGCAAGTCGTTCCGGAAGTTAGAAAACTCAAAAACAAATACGACTTACTTTGGGATCAAAAGTCGCCTGGGGGTTATCTTAAAATCTGCGCCATCCTTCAAAAATTTATTGATCAGGCGATCAGTGTTAATACATCGTACAACCCGACTTTTTATGAAGATGAAAAAATTCCGATGAGTGAGATGATTGGTCATCTTCTTATGTTTTATAAGTATGGTGGCAAACAATTATACTATTTCAATACTAATGATGGAGCTGGTGAATATGAAGAAAAACCATTAGCATCCGGAGAAGTAAGCGAAGAGGATTGTGAATCATGCAAACTCTAGCAGTAAACATTACCGAATTAGCTAAAGAACATATTATTGGCGTACTTGATAAAATGAATAAGTCAATATTATATTTTGGTATGAAAGGTGGTGGTTGTGCTGGATTTGAATATATATGGCAACCATATGATGAAGAAACATATAAAATTGAAGGTACGCCTGATAGAGATGAAGTTATAGAATTATCAGATAATAAAAAATTAATTGTTGATTGTACAAGTTTGTTATATACTTTAGGTTCAACTATTGATTACAAGAGTGATTTTATCAGCAGTCAATTGATAGTAACAAATCCAAATTCTAAAGGTGGTTGTGGCTGTGGAACAAGTGTTTCTTTTTAAGAAAAATAAAATAAGCAAACAACAATTAAAGCTATCTGATTTAGGACATTTTTAGTGGGAAAGATAATTCTACTTCATGAAATATATGAGGTGCGGAAACGAAAAGA